GACCCGGTTATCGGCGCCTCTATAATATATATAATATATTTTTTTTTAATTTAAACCAGTAGGTCCAAATTTTTTTACGTAAGCTTCTTGAAATCTTTCATCACGTGACCAGCTCTCTTGATTATACCAGCATCTTTTAAAATAGTTATCATAACATGATAACGCAGTTTCAGCCGATACGTTCAAGTGACCTTTTACATAATAAAAGATTCTGTATGCTTCTTTAATTTTATTTTGTTCCATTACCAATATTATACTTTGGACATAATTCCCATTGATCTTTATCTTTAAATGAGATTATTTTAATTTGTCTCAAAGGAGCTATAGGCTGTAGTTGTGTTTTATTTTCTACAGTTAATAAACCCCAGTCACTCATTAATGTTGCTATAGTATTTCTACGTCCAACATCATTATCTTCAAGATTAGACTTCTTTCCGTCGAGTAAGAAGAGCTCTTTAAAGTGCACGATAAAGTATCGTCCTTGCTTGTGAAGAATGTGACACGACTGGTATAGCTTATTATCTTTACGTGATGCTACACCTATTCTAGTGAGTGTCTCTCTAATTTTAAGGAAATCGTCTGGCTCGTTCAATGTTACCTCAAGCATATTGCCTGGGTTCCATTCTACAATGTTATTTTCTTCCACCTTTAGCCACCTTATGTTTCAATTCATTTATATTATCAGTGGATAGGAGAGTTAAAACTTGGCGGGCTTTTTCATTACTATAGCCATAATATTCTTTAACTACATCCAAATCACTAATGTGTTCAGGTTTGAACCATTTAGAAAACCTTTTACGTTTTCTAACTATATTTATAAAAAAATCAAATTGAAGACGATTATCGAGGTGGTGATTACGATTCATCTCATTTGCGGCTAAAACAGTGTCAGGAAAGTATGATAACTGTCTGTTAATCATGTATGATGAGTATGCTTTTTCAGCTACATCATCAACCATAATATCTTTCTTAGTATAGTTTATTGCATTGGTATATTCAAAGGGATTCATTCTTCATTTCCAAGTATAGTGTATTTAGTTCATTTGTAAGCGGCATAACATTGCTATCCCACCACGTTATAAAGGCTTGATAGTTATTATCAAAGTAAGATTCTTTAATAAAAGTTTCCATTTCTCTGCAATTAAAAGCTAAGGAAGGCTCTAACATATTATATGCAGATAGTAGCTCACACATTGCGAGCTGATTTATAAATTCATTTAGCATTTGTATTTCATTCATCTAGTATTATTATAACACGTTTTGCCAGGTTTGTAAACCATTTTTTATCGTGTCCCTTAGTTGTTTCTGCAGCAGTGCCTATTCTTATTCCACTCGTTTCTACGAAGTTACGAGGATCATTAGGTACGCCATTCTTATTGACAGTGATTCCATGTTCTTCAAGTTTGTCTGCAGCCTGTCTTCCACTGTATTTACTATTACTTAGATCCATTAGAATAATATGACTATCAGTTCCGTGAGTCAATACAGGTAAATTATTCGATTCAAAAGTATTTGCCATTACCTTAGCATTTTCAATGATGTTCTTTGCGTAGGTCTTAAATGACTCTTCTTGTGCTTCTAAATAACACTGAGCTTTTGCGGCAATGATATTCATTAATGGTCCACCCTGTGTTCCTGGGAATATTGAACTATTTATTTTTCGAGTATAATCTGGATTATTCCACAATATCATACCACCTCGAGGTCCTCTTAGTGTTTTATGCGTAGTACTTGTAACAACATCAGCATACGGTAGTGGTGAGTCATAAACTTTACCAGCAACCAATCCTGAGTAATGTGCCATGTCAACTATTAAGATAGCTCCTACTTTATCTGCAATATCTCTAAAAGCTTTCCAATCAATTTGTCTAGGATAAGCACTGGCGCCAGCAACAATAACTTTAGGCATATTTAATTTTGCTATGGATTCTATTACATTATAATCAAGAAAGCCTTCGTCATTAACACCATATGTTATTGAGTTGTAAACTTTTCCACTTAACGTAGGAGGCGCACCATGAGATAAATGACCACCACTTGCTAAGTCCATTCCCATTAATATCTCGCCAGGTTTCATAAAAGCCTGATAAACTGCAGTATTTGCATTTACACCGCTATGTGGCTGAACATTTGCAAACTGACAGTCATATAACGAGGTGACAGCATTAATGGCTAAGTCTTCTATTTCATCCATATGCTTGCAGCCGTTATAGTATCTCTTACCAGAATAACCTTCTGCATACTTATTGGTGAATACACTTCCACATAAATCCATTACTGCCTGACTTGCAAAGTTTTCACTAGCAATAAGCTCCACTGTATTATTTTGTCGATGTATTTCTTTTTCTAATATCTTATTTACGGTTTTGTAAATCATTCGCTAGTCTTTCTGCTAAAGCCATGCCCATCGTCCAACCTAGATGACCTGCACCTGTGTTAACCCATAGGCCTTTTACTTTACTTATTACTGGTAACATGTTAGGCGTCATTGGCCTTAAGCATGCCCATCTTTTATAATCATCTCTTTTAATAAACGTATTTTGTTCTACCCAGTCAGCTAAAGGTTTGATTCTATCTTTTCTTATACTGTGATTCCAATCAGCAAGTTCAGCAGTACCTGCAACTCTAAAAACATTATTTGAAAATGGTGATGCCACTATTTTTCTATCATCATCGAGTACAGAGATTGTTGGACCTTCATACGCATTTTGATAAGTTATAGAATAACCTTTGATAGGATATACATTTATACTTGGAACTAAGTGTGGTGTATAAGCGCCAGCACAAACAATCACTTCATCAAAGTCTTTCTTAAGTTTTGTTAAACTAAAAGCCATGTCTCTTGGATTTGACCAAAATACTTCATCTTCAGTTCGAACAATTTTATTAATACGAAAGCTGTAATCATACTTAGGATCTTGCATCATATGTCGAGATAAGTTTTGACAGAAACTATGTATGTCTCCTACTGAATCACCTTTAGTTAAAGTAGCACCAACAACATCATTTGATTTAATATTATACTTTATTAAGTTAGTTTTAGTTTTAACTCTACCCCAACCAGTATCTTTAAATCTTTCAAGAGTTCTTTGTGCTTTATCCCATGACTTTTGATTCTTATATATGTGTAATATACCACAGTCATTATGATGAAAGTCAATGCCAACTTCCTTCATCATTTTCTTCATAAGCTTTCTAGATCTTAAGCTGTATTCTATTGTCTTACGAGTATTATAATCATATTTGTTAGTTATGGTTGCACCAATAAATCCTGCGATCCATCTTATCTTAGGCCACGACCAAACATCAGGTCGAAAGGCCAATGGAGCATCCGGTTGTGTCAACCATTTAAAACCTTTAGCAATGTTACTGTAAGTATTCCAAACTTCTGCGTTGCACACAGAAAGTTGACCACCGTTAGCATAACTGCACTGTTCGGCTATACCATTAGGATCAAACAATCTTACTTTATATTTTTTAGCTAAGAAATATGCAGTAGTAATTCCGGCAACACCGCCACCTACTATTGCGATACTTTTACGGTTCCCCAATGTTCTACTCCACCTATATAGTTATCATAATCTAGTTCAGCTTCTATGTGTTCTTTTTTCAACTCAGTAGTTGGCAATTTATTTAAATGTGTTTCATTCCAGTATAGTTGAGGTACAGTACGGTGACCATTTTTTTTCATAAAGTCTTTTGCAAAGAGATCATAACTAACATTAATCTCTCTATATCTGTAATCCCAGTCTGATAGTTTCTTTTTTAATAAGTGGCAATAACCACAATCATCTTGAGTGTATAGTGTTAAGTTAACTGAATTGGACATCCGACATTACCTCCGTTAAACATGCTACAACATTGAGCTCATGATCAGCTACAAATGCATTTTTATATTGATAATCTGCAAGCAGAAGTACGAGCTGTGGAATTGATTGTGGGGCAACTTTATCTACCATCCTATCATATATCGCTCTAAAAATAGCGCTTGCATCAGTATCTATATTATTAACTACCCATGACCTCATCTTTTTGAAATCTTTATTTTTCAAGTGATCAAATAAATCATCATAGTTTTTGTCTTGTAAATTGCTGACAACGCCTGTATCAATTTTACCATTTACTGAATACCTTTGTAATTCATTTAAGACTCTACGCCAGTCTGGAGCAAACTTCATAATCAGCTCAGCAAGTGGCTTATCATCATACTCAATTTGTTCCTTAATTAAAATAGACTGACATTTTACCATAAAAGACTGACACAGCTCAACCATATCTTTCTTTGAGGTATTGAACTCATATACACCACACCTTGAATGCAGTGGTTCAATAATTCTATTCTTAAAGTTACAGGTAAGAATAAACCTACAGTTATTAGAAAACTCTTCGATAAATCCACGAAGAGCAGGCTGTGTTGATTGAGGATTTAAGTAATCGGCTTCATCCAATATTACAACTTTAAAGCCACCTTGCAGTGAGACAGATGACGCAAATTGTTTTATCTTGGTTCTTAACGTATCAATGTTACCTTCCTCAGAACCATTAATTAATATATAATCGCAGCCGAGCTCATTGCATAGAGCTCGGGCTACGGTAGTCTTACCTAAGCCGGCAGTACCAGTGAACAACATGTTAGGAAGTTCTTTACTGACGACAATCTTTTGGAAGGTTTGTTTTAAAGATTCAGGTAAGATTGTATCGGATATAGTTTTAGGCCTATACTTCTCAACCCATAGAAACTCAGCACTCATTATTTCTTTGCTTCTTCTTTCTTTTCGACTTTTTGCTCACTCTTATCATTCATAGCATCTTCTTGCTGAAGTGCCTCACTAATTTGAATAATCTGAATGCATTGATCTCTAAGACCACCAATTGTGGAGAGCTCTTCACCTTTGAACCCACCTCTTTGAGTAACAGCATCTATAACTGCTACCGTACTTCTACTTGCTTTATTAGCAAGATCCTTTAATTGCGTTAAATTTTCTGACATGTCATTATGCTCCGTATGTTGAAGATTTTTCGAGTGCAATCCAATACTTTAAAGGTATTTCTTTATTCTTGAACTGCGTTATTAATTTTGAAGATATCTCAACCTCATAGTCTCCTGGAAGAATTTTAAGATTTGAAATACTTATGATAAAGTTAAATACAGCGTCCTGTTTAAACTCACCATCTATATCAATAGAGAAAGCATTAGACGTAGCATTTTGGTTTTCCACTACAGAAAGACTTAGTATACCATCCTTAGCTCTTATTGATACCTCACTATGACCTAGAGTTGATGCAGCTTTTTTCAACTTATTAAGTGTACTGTTATCCAGTGTAAACTTAACGTCAGCCTCAGGCATAGTGACATCCTTTGTAGGAGCTGTTAGTGTTTCCTCAGCAGCATAAAAGTATTTTACTTTTGACCTACCTGATGAGTCAGAAACAATAACAAAGTCATCCTCAAATTTTAAACTTGGAGCATCGACTAATCCCATAACTCCAATAAATTCATTTAAATCATATATGCCGAAATCCTTGGGAAACTCTTCGGTGACATCGGCAGTTGCCACAACGTTTCTTGCTTCACTAATTGTCTTAATATTTGTTCCAGACTTAATCAACATGTTTTGATTAATACCTGAGAAATTTCTTAATACATTCAGTGTATTTTCACTTAGTTCCATAACAAACCTTCCTTTTTAATTTTATAGTATATTCTATCACAGTTTTTAACATTTGTAAACAGTTAAATTTTCATCTTAGAGAAATTTCTGTCTTTTGCAAACTCGATCTTAGATTCAAACTTACCATCAAGTATGTCACCTTTATGTGATATAATAAACGTATTACTATCAGCATCAAGAGTATATAGTATCTTTAATAAGTTTTCAATTCCATCATGATCAAGTGATGAGTCAAATGTTTCATCAAGTACCAATAAGTTAGTTGATACTGAATTCTTCATCTTTGCTATCTGCCTCCACGTAAATAGGAGAGATAAGTCGATCCTTTGTTTTTCACCTTCACTAAATGAGTCATAGGTGAAGTCATCACGGTGTCTTGACCTAATAGTTTCATTAAAGTTTTCATCAAGGTTAAAGTGTACAAAGAAATCAAGTATTTGTAAATATTGATTAACAAGTTTATTGATTGCAGGTAAGTATTGCTTTATTATCTTAGTCTTTATACCTGTGTCTCTCAACATTTCTGCTATAACAGAGTTGTATCCAAGCTGCTCATTAACTTTAAGCTTTTCTTCAAATAAGTCTTCCTTATCATTATTAAGTTTTTCAAGATCTGTTCTTGCCTCTGATAAGTCAGCAGATACTTCACCTTCTAAGTATGTTCTTAGCTCATTGTTACTTTCATTTAGTGACTGTATCTCACGATTATTAGCATTCATTGAGTTTGTCTTATCAGTAATATCAGCAATTACTTCTTCCACTGCCTTAATTTTCCTGTCAACTTGAGCACTATACTCTTGCGTTAAATTTAATGTAGACTGCACTTGGTATGCTTCGTTCTTGGCCTTATTCATTAATGCATCTTTATTACTAATATGCTGATCGCATGTAGGACACGTATCATTCTTTTCTAAAAACATACCACGCTTTGCTATGGACTTCATTTCTTGCTTAGTTTGTGCAATCTCAGATATTACGTCATTCTTTTTTCTTTGAAGCTTTTGTAGCTCATCTAATGCTGTATTATTTTCAATGCCTTTACTTAACTCATTATTGTCTTCTTGTAACTTTTCAATTCGCCCTTGAGCTTTATTAACTTGTTTTTCATATTTCTTTTTATTCTCTTCAGTTAATGCGGCAATGTCTCTTATGTACTTTGATTGTTGCTCTATCTTTGACTTAACAATATTGGTATTATTAGTTACTGTTACGATCTTGTCTTTAAGTATTGAGTTCTTTTCTTTTAATATGGTGTTCATTTTTGAAAAGATGTTAATGTCCAGAAGATCCTCGATAACATCCCTACGGTGTCCAGCATTGAGCTGCATAAAGGGAATGAAAGAAGAGGAACCTAGTACAACTACCTGATGGAAACTCTTATGATTGAGTTTCAAGATGTTTTGTTCAAGAATCTTCTGGTATTCGTTAGCATGTGACGATTGGTTAATCATCACTGTGTCTTTCCATATTTCAAATATGTTTGGCTTTATGCCACGTATAATTTTAAAGTTAGCCTGTCCTATAGTAAACTCTATCTCAACAACAGTTTGCTTTCCATTAATGGAGTTTACGAGTTGGCTCTTCATAATTTTTCGATGTGGTTTACCAAATAATGCAAAAGACAGCGCATCAAGCATTGTTGATTTACCAGCACCATTATGGCCTACCACTAACGTAGACTTATGCTTATTGAGAGTAATTTCTGTAAATGAATTTCCAGACGATAAGAAATTCTTATAGCGAATCGTTTTAAATATTATCATGATATTTCTAGTGCTTGAGCCTCTGTCATTAGTTCACGCATCTGAACTTTTATTTTGTTTTTATCTAAGTCGGTATCAACCGCATCTATGTATGTGTCAACTATTTCAGTTGTATCATCAAAGTTCATGTCTTCATCATCAACATTAGCACCAATAAATTCATTAAAGTTTTCTGCAATCTTAAGTTCGTATATGTCTTGGTTTTGTATGTTATCAATAAATCTGTCAAATGTAAATGGATCAGTCTTATTAACTACTACAACTTTTACAAACTTCTTTGAGAAATTTTTATTATAACTATTATAATCTATTTCTTCATCATTGTAAAGGACTTTTT